AATATTGGCTATATGACTTGCCTTATGTTCATAAATAATGAAAAAACTCTTGTAGATAAATTAAATAATATTACTGAGTTAAATCCTATAGATCATCAGGGAGGAGTTAGCTTTGAATTGGTGCTAAAGTCTTTGCCTACTTATGTTGAAATAACTATGAATCATAATGGTAACTTTAATATTTATACTAAAACAACAAAGGGAGAAGCAGAGTTTAAAGATGAGATTGTTGAAACTTTAATTAATTTTTTGCATTTATTCTATGTAAATATGGTTGATGATGAGAATAAATTACTTATGAATGCTATAGACAAAACTACTTATAGAAAAATTGCTAAGAGAATGCACTATAGAGAGAACTATGGGGATGATTCAGCTATTTAATGGAGATTGCTTAGAAGTAATGAAAGAGTTATCTGATAACTCTGTTGATTATGTTTTAACTTCTCCTCCTTATAACAGAAAAAGAAATGATAAATATAAATTATATAATGATCAGATTGCTGATTATTTTACTTTCAATAAAGAAGTTATAAAACAATTATTAAGAATAAGCAAAAAGCATATATTTTATAATATACAAACAAATTTTTATAACAGAGATACAGTTTATAAATTAATTGGATATTTTAATAAAGATATAAAAGAAATAATTATTTGGCAAAAATCTAATCCTATGCCTGCTTCTGGTAACTCAATTACTAATGCTTTTGAATATTTTATTGTATTAGGAAAAGAATCTTTAAAAAGCAATACTACTTACACAAAAAATATTATTACAAGTTCAGTTAATTCAAAAATGCCAAAAAATCATAAAGCTGTTATGAAGCAAGAAATTGCAGATTATTTTATAGAAACATTTACAAAAGAAAAAGATATAATATTAGATCCATTTATGGGTTTAGGAACAACAGGAATTAGTTGTATTTCAATGAATAGAGATTTTATTGGGATAGAGTTAATAAAAGAATATTATGAAATATCAGGGCATAGAATACAAGAAGCATCAAAAAGTTAAGTTTGTTATTCCTACTGATAATAGGATTATAGATCCACAAACAAAAAGAATCCTTTGGAAATATGGCACAATACAGTTTTTAGCTAATAATAAAATTTCTGCATGGGTATTAGAAAATGGCACTAAAGAGCCAATTAGAATTTCATTATTTTGTATCTTGCCTGTACATTAATATTATATGAAAGCACAAGTTAATTTAAGTCAAGTATTACAGGGTGGTTTAGCAGCTCTGGTTGGTTGGTTATTTAAAACAGTAAATGACTTGCAACAAGAAGTAGCTGTACTTATGGTGCAGATTACTGATGCTAAAGATGATTTATTGAGTTTAGCTGTTAGAGAACAAGAATTAAATTCAGCAATAACTGAAATTCTTATAAAACTAGGTGGCTAATGAATCCTGCTAAACAAGCAGCTTTATTTTTATTTATATGGATATATTTATTGATTGGATGTCATGTTAGCTAAATTAAAAGATAATCTTGCATTAGTTGTTACTGCTATAACTCTTATGGGATCCATAGGTGCAGGAGTTCAAAGCTTAGGAGCTGTAATAAATACTCTTACAAATATAGATGAGAGAATGAACACTATAGAAACAGATTTTGAGAGCTTAAAAGAATCAACAATGGTTTCTAATGATATTGCAATACTGTATGAAAAGATATATCAATTAGAGCAAGTTGCATATAATGCAGAGTTTTTAGAAACAGAATTAACAACTTTAAGAGCTAATTACCAAAACTTAGAATCAGAAGTAAGAGATTTGGAATGGAAACTAGAGGACTTTCAGGCAAGATATATTTCTGAGCTGAACAATCCTCCTCAAGATTCACAAGCTTATGAGCTTATGAAATGGGAGTGGCAGGATTTGCTAAAGAAAGTAACAACACTTGAGAATAACCAACTTGAATCTTGGGAGTTAGATAATCTCAGAGACAGAATTACTTATTTAGAAGCTTATATGCACCAACACTAATGAATTGTAATTGTTCTATCTTGTGCTGTGGTTGTAGTTTGCATTGTAAAAACAAATAATAAGTTATACTAATTCTATGGATTATATAGATGATATGTCTTTAGCTTTGCCTAATCAACAACAAGTAGGGGAAAGCAATGTTGATTTTAAGAGATTTCAATATTATTTAGGTTTAGGAGCTTCCAGAACACTTAAAAAAGTTTCTCAAAACTTCAGTTTGTCAGATAGAAGAATTTATCAAATTGCTGCTAAAAATCAATGGACAGATAGAGTAAAAGCTATAAATAAAATGCTAAATGAGCAGATAATTAGTGAGGTTTTTGCTCAAGTAGGAGAAACTGCAAGAGATCTAGCAGATAATCTAAAACCTTTAATATTTAGAATTATAAGTGAAATAAATGAAAGAGATTTAGCTTCTATGAATCCTACTGAACTAAAGGGCATATTAGATATATGCTATAAGATGATTAGTCAAATCTATGGCTTAGGACATCCACAAGTAACAGTTAATCACATAGAACAACCACAAATAAGGTTTAAGTGGGATTGGGAGCAGGATGATGATGAAACCTTTTCCTGATAAAAAATATAATATTATATATGCAGATCCTGCATGGAGTTATAAAGGCAAAATGATGAATAGTTCTATTACAGATCATTACTCAGTAATGACTATAGATGATATTGCTAATTTACCTGTTAAAAATATATCTGATAAAAACTGCATATTATTTATGTGGGTTACTTCTCTAAAACTTAATGAATTTATGAAAGTTGTTGATAGTTGGGATTTTGAATATAAAACAGTTGCTTTTACTTGGGTAAAGAAAAATAAAAAATCAGATAGTTTCTTTATGGGTTTGGGTAGATGGACTAGAGCAAATCCAGAATTTTGTATATTAGCAACAAAAGGCAAAATAAGCAGATTAAGAGCTGATATAAGACAACTTCAAATACATCCAATAGAACAACACTCAAAAAAACCAGATATATTTAGACAATTAATAACAGATTTAGTTGGAGATTTGCCTAGAATAGAACTTTTTGCAAGAGAAACTGCTGATGGTTGGGATGCTTGGGGAAATGAAGTCTAATGAGCCAGATTATTGAGGCTACTCCACCTGATTTACATTCTGGACAAATAGAAGTTATAAAAGCACTTGATAATAATAGATTTGTAATTGCTGTATGTGGTAGGAGATGGGGTAAAACTACACTAAGTTTGGTAGCAGCTATAGATCAGGCTCTCAAAGGATTAAAAGTATGGGTTATATTTCCTGTTTATCCACAAAGTTTAGAATCTTGGCTTAATCTAAAATCATTAGTTAGGCAGTTACCAGAGGGATATGCAGAAACAAGAGAAGTAGAAAAAAGAATTGTATTACAGAATGGTGGATCTATACAGATTAAATCTGCTAATAAGCCAGAATCATTAAGAGGTGCAGGTGGTATATCTTTAATTATTTTTGATGAAACTGCTTATATGGACAAAGAAACTTGGGAAACAGTTAGACCAATACTTAGTGATAGTTTAGGTAAGGCTTTATTTATATCAACTCCTAATGGCATGAATTGGTTTTATGAGCTGTTTGATAATGCTAAAAGGAGAGATGATTGGGTTGTATTTCATTATCCCACAGAGCAATCTCCTAGAATAAATAAAGATGAATTAGCACAAGCCAAAGAGGAGTTAGGCTCTATGGTGTATGCACAAGAGTTCTTGGCAGAATTTACAGAAGTAGGACACATGTTTAAAAGAGAATGGTTTAAGTATTTTGATGTTATAGGAGGAGATGATCCTGAATATATCTTAGGAGATGAAGTAGTAAAGCATAGTGAGCTATCTATCTTTGGCACTATGGACACAGCATTAAGTATTAAAGAAACTGCTGATTACTCAGTAATAATGACAGTTGGCTCAACCTCTAGTGGTAAGCTTTTAATATTGGATGTATTCAGGGCAAGACTAGAAGCTCCAGAGTTACTTCCACAGATAGAAGCAAAGATTAATGAGTACAACATGTCTTGGTTGGGAGTGGAGGATTCTAGTTTTGGGCTTGGTATTATTCAGATGGCTAGAAGGCAGGGTTTGCCAATAAGAAACTTAAAGGCAGATAAGTCTAAAACTGCTAGAGCTGTTCCTGCTGCTGCAGGTGTAGAAAATGGCTCTATATGGTTTTTGAAAAATGCTAAATGGCTTGTAGAATTTGAAAGAGAATTAACTAGCTTTCCATCTAGTGGATCTCATGATGATATGGTAGATGCCCTAGCTTATGCAGCTAGGTTTGGGATAGTTAGAAAGACAAATTGGAGTGTAACCTAATTGGGTATAAGAGATAATATTAGAGGTTTCTTTAGAGATTCAGAGATTCCAACAGAACAAAAAAACTATGGAAAGTTTCCTACATCAAATATAGTTTTTCCTTTTAACACAGATGCAGGATTCTTTAGTGGAGTTAATCAAATGTCTCCAGAGGGTAACTCTGCTGCTCTTGCTTGTTTAAATGTATTAGGCACAGCTTTTAGTGAGCCACCATTAAAAGTATATTTAAAGAATCAAGAGGGCATGGATCATGTATCTAATCATCCTGCTGAACAGTTAATCAGCAATCCTAATCCAAATATGACAGATTCACTTATGAATAATTATATTGTTACTTCTGTAGCTGTTTATGGAGATGCTTTTATTCTTAAATTAAGGAATGATTCAGGAGCTGTAGTTCAGTTAGTTCCTCTGCTTCCAGATATGGTAGAAGTAAAAGGCAATAATGAACAATTAATCACTAAGTATGAATACAAGCAAAAAGGCAACACAATGACAATCATGCCAGAGGATATGATACATCTTAGAGAAAGAGTAGATCCTAGAAATCACAGGAGAGGATTAGCACCATTAAGAAGTGTAATGGTAGAAGTATTGGGAGATGCAGCAGCAAGTCAAATGGGTGCAGCTCTTGTAAAAAATACAGGTGTGCCTAGTGTTGTTATATCTCCAAAGAATGATTTATCTATGACATCTGATGAAGCAGAGAACATAGCTGAAGTATTTGGCAGGAGATTTGGAGGAGAGAATAGAGGCAGACCATTAGTTATATCTGGTGGAGAAGTTGATATAAAAACTCTTTCTTTTAGCCCTAAAGATTTAGAGATAGGCAAACTTAGATATATCAATGAGGAGAGAATATCTGCTGTGTTAGGTGTTCCTGCAATATTAGCAGGGCTTGGATCTGGATTAGATAGAGCAACATACTCTAATGCAAAAGAGCTTAGAGAGTTCTTTACAGAGCAAAAACTCATACCTATGTGGAATCACTTTGCTAATGAATTTACCAAACAATTACTATTACAAGATTTTGAGGATAATACAGATTACTGCTTTAGGTATGATATTTCTGATGTTAGAGCCTTATCACAAGATGAGGATGCAACTATGCAGAGAATAACACAGGGATTTAATGCAGGATTTGTAACTGTTAATGAGGCTAGACAAGCAACACAGTTACCTGCACTTGATGATGGAGATTACTTTATAAGAAATGCTTTACTTGCAGAAGTTCCTGTAGATGGAGATGTTGTTATGTATAACACAACTCCTAATGAAGTAGAACAGAAAGATGTATCTGAAAGAATTGCAGGAATATTAAGAGATAAAGTTAAAGAACATAATGACAAAGATCCTAAATACAGAGCTACTTTTTCAATGCTTAGGCAAGTGTTTGAAAGAGGAGTAGGTGCATATAATACTAATCCTCAATCAGTAAGACCAAATGTAACTAGCTCAGACCAATGGGCATTAGCCAGAGTAAATACTTTTATAAGAGCATTAAGTTCAGGTAAGTTTCCTAACAGAGCATTTGATACAGATTTACTTCCTGCAGGACATCCAAAAAGCACAAAGAAAGAAATAGATTTAGAAATAGAAACTAAGGTAGATAAAGTTCCTAGCTATATACAAAAGAATGCACAAAGAGGTTTAGATCTTTTAGAGTTTGCAGGAGATGGATTAACAGATAAAACAAAGAGAGAAGCCAGAGATATGGCTAATGGAAAGATTTCTGATAGTAAAGTTATCAGAATGGCTGCATGGTTTGCTAGGCATTCTCAGGACTTAGATTCAGATGCAGCTAATGATTATCTTTCTGGAGATAGTGATAGACCAACAGCAGGGCAAGTAGCTTGGTTGTTGTGGGGTGGAGACATATCCAAATCAAACAAAATGAGAGCTGCTAATTGGGCAACAAAAGAAGCAGAGAAAGTAAAAGAGAATAAAAGTTTTGATTATCCACTATATGGATGGCAAGAGCCAACAGCTAAAATCTTAGGATTACCTACAGTAAAACATTACAGAACAGAGATAGAAAAGAAAGAACTCTGGGAAGCTATAAATGGATTAGAGAATGCTTGGAGTGAGTATATGTCTAATATTTATGCAAAAGAGCTAAATAGACAAAGGAGAGGCTTAGCTAATGTAGCTAAAGGTAGCCATGATTTATCTGCACTTGAAACTAATGTAGATATATTCCTAAATGAATCTAAGTTTGATAAAGAGTTACTTCCATTGTTTTATTCACTTGGTGATGATATGTCAGTAAGAACTTTTGATAATCTCTTTCCTGCACAAGATAATTTTAAAGCTGCTGATCCTGTTGATTTAGGAGTGGAAATAGATGAGGAACAAGCAATTAGAACAGTTTTTGGAACTTTATCTGGGCTATTACCTGAGGGCAGAACACTTAAAAAGATAGTTGATAATGGATTTTATAGAGGGCAAAGAGAAGTTCCTGCAGAAGTAGTATCATTATTCCAAGATTCACAAGCAGCTAGTTTTGTGCAAGAAAATGCTAAGAAAGTAATGAATGACTTGAATGCAACTACCAAGAAAAGAATTGCAACACAGATACAAAAGACAATCAAAGAGTTTGAGGATTTAGGAATAGTAAATCCTGTAGCAGGAACTCCAGATGGAGATAAGTTCTTTAATGAGTTAGCTAAAAGAATTAATACAGTTTTAGGAGGACAGAACTTAGGTAGGGCTAAGAATATAGCTAGAACAGAAGTTGGTAAGGTAAGTTCATGGGCTCAACAAAGAGCTGCAAAGGCAACAGGTAAAAATTTAGAAAAAGAATGGGTATCTAGGAGAGATGGCATAGTTAGAGAGGCACACTTTGAGCTAGACAATCAAAGAGTTCCTCTGAATAGCTTTTACCTGTATAATGGAATAAAGTTGGATGCTCCTAGAGATCCTAATGCTCCAATTAGTTTGATAGCTAATTGTAGATGCACAGAAGCTTATATTGAGGTAATAGATGAATGAAATAGATAGACCAAAAAATCTATCCTACAAGAATGCTCCTATAGAGCTGAAAGAGGATGGAGATAATAGATACATAGAGGCAGTTTTTTCATTATTTGATACTATTGATTCAGATAATGATGTAACCAAAGCTAATGCTCTAAGATCAGGATATACAGGCAATAAAGTGCCTTTAGTATGGAATCATGATTGGAGCAAAGTTATTGGTAGAGGAATTATAGAAACAGATAATCAAAAAGCTGTATTTAAGGGTTATTTCTTACCAACAGAAGCAGGAAAAGAAGCTTATGAAACTGTAAAAGCTATGCAAGATATGCAACAGTTTTCTTATGGCTTTCAAGTAATGAAATCAGAAAAAGGTAAGCACATAGATTCAAAAGGAGAGGAAGTTCCTGTAAGAGTATTACAAGATGTAAAAGTATGGGAGGTATCTCCTGTTTTAGTAGGAGCTCAACAGAATAGCTTTGTTCAAGCTCTTAAATCTGGATTAGAGCCTTATGATGATTGGGATACAGAGTTTGAGGAAGTCAAAGAACAAGTAGGCACAGATGAATATACAACACAACAGGAAGCTGCTGAAAGAGCAAAAGAGATTGGTTGTGAGGGAACTCATACACATGAAAAAGATGATGGCACAATGATTTATATGCCATGTGCAACACATAATGAATATGTAAATCAAAAAGAACAAAAGTATGGTAAAAAGAAATGCACTTATGGAAAAGATGGCAAATGTGCCAAAGAAATGAAACAAGATTTAGAGATTTCAAGTGAAACTGATACAGGTATCAGTAAATCATCCCAACAGGGTATGAGACTTGGAGAACATGCTGTAGCTTCTCTTGAGGAGTTAAAGGCATTCACAGAGAGGATTGAGGATCTTGCTTCCTTAAGAAACTCTGAAAAAAAGACACTAAGCCAAAAATCTACAGAGATGGTATCTACATACATAGCAGGACTTAATGCAATTTATTCTAAGTTGGATGATGTCTTAGCTCAGTATGGATATGATCCTGTTAAAGATAATGAGCTATTTCTTGATGTTCAAAAGAACATTATGAAAAATAACTAAATAGGAGAAAAATAATGGCAACATTAAAAGAAATGAGAGCTGAGAAAGCTCTTAAGTCTGAGGAACTTGCTAGGATTTTTGATTCTGTTAAGGATATGTCTGAACTTTCATCAGATCAAAAAGAGGAAATCAAAAGTAGAAATGATGAATTAGCTTCTTTAGGAGAAAAGATTACTGAACTACAGGATCTACAAAATGTTAAAGATGCTAACAATGATGATATGGAAGCTTCTAAAAAAGTTTCTGGAATGCCTGTATATGGAGAGCCAGAAGTTGAAGCTCCAAAATCACTTGGACAACAATTCTTAGAATCAAAGGCTTACAATTCCTTTGTTGATCATGGTATTACAAATGTGCCTTTTGAGGCTAAAACTACTATGACTACTTCTGTTTGGACTAGAGATACTATCTATCAACAGGTTATTCCTGCAATAGAGCCAGATCCTAATCCTGCATTAGATTTAGTAGATTCAATTAATACTGATCAAACAACCTATTACTTTTTGCAAGAATCTAGCACAAACAATGCTGCTGAAAAAGCAGAGGGTGCTGCTGCACCAGAGGATGCTTTCAGCTATACAGCTGTTACTGCACCTGTAAGAAAATTCATTACAACTTTGCCTATTACAGCAGAGTTGCTTGAGGATCAAGCAGGAGCTAGAGCATACTTTGATGGCAGACTTGCAAATCATGTAATGCAAAGATTAGAAAAACAATTCCTAGTGGGTGGTGGTGTAGCTCCAGATATTAAAGGACTTACACAACATGCAGGAATTAACACAATCACTTACACAGCAGGAGCTTATCCAGCTAATGTGGGTGGTAAATTAAGAACAATCCTACAGGGTATTAAAGATATTGAAGTTAATGGTAAATTAGCTCCAGATGCTATCTTGATGTCTCCTGCTGCTTATGAAGCACTTGCAGGACAAGTTGATGGCAACAATAACTTTATGCTTGGTGCTTCTGCTCAAAGTGGTAGCCCAACCATCTGGGGATTGCCTGTTGTTAAATCATCACAAATTGGTGGAGCTGTTTCTACAACTATTGATGTAGTTGTAGGTAAGTTTGGTGGATCTTTAGCTGCTAACCATGTATTC